CGCGCACCGGACGCCGGAGCCGCCGCCGTCCACGATAGAGATGGGGATACCCAGCCGCCGTCTGATTTCGTCCACAGTGCGTACCATGGATTCCTGCGGCTCCACCGGGAATCCGCCGCATCTGCCGCAGGGGCATCGGAATTCCTTTCGGGTGAAGTACTTGATGCCGTCCCAAAACGTCCCGGTTTTCGGTTCGGTGCTGTCCTCCGGCTTCTCCACCTTTACCGCCGTCCCGGCAATGGCACCGATGAGCATTTTCTGGGTAGCCGCACCCGGTATCCCGTCCACGGTAAGCCCGTAGTCGGCCTGAAACGCCCGGATAGCCCCTTGGGTGTTCCTGCCCTCAATTCCGTCAATCGTGCCGGGAGAATAGCCTAGATAGGCCAGCAAGCACTGAATCTGCTTGATGGTCATGCCGTCACCGCCTCCCATCCTGCCGGATACGCCGATGGGCTCCACACATTGTTTGCAATGGTGCTGCGGTAGATCACCCCGCCATCGGTGCAGCAGTCACCTTTGTTGTAGGGGCTGGTGGAGATCGCCACAAAGGGCAGCGCCTTGGCCGGGTCTGTAGACCACACAAAGCCCCACTGGGCGGGAAGCTCCTCCGGCACTTGTGTATAGATGGTGCTGTCATAGGGCTGCAACAGCCGCACCACACGACCGGCCGGGGACAGACATACAAACCCGGCCACACGTTCCAGCATGTTCTTGACGGTACAGGCGGCCTCAAAGTGCGGGATGTCCCGGTCAGCCGCATACAGTTCTGTGCCTGTCATGTCCGGGGCTTTCTTCTGCAAGCTCTGGGCATTGGCACGCCCCTGGGCATACATGATGCTTTTTCTTTCCTCTTGTGTCACAGGCTGTCAACCCCTTTCTTGTAGGCTTCATCCAGCTCTTTCAGCTGTTCCTCGCCGCCGCTGGCTTTCATTTCCGCGATTTTCGCAAGGATGGCGTTTTTGCGTTCTTCGATGGTCATGCGTTCACCCCCAGCGCGGTTTCGATTTCGGATAACGCGGCTTCGTACTCGGCATTCTGAGCAACAACCGTCTGGTATTGCTCCCGCTCATACTCCCGCTGTGCAGCGTCCAGCTCCGCCCACGGCTTCCACGGGGCAATCATTTCGCCAGCGAACACCACGCCATCAGCACGTGTCCACGTCTGTCCCATCGGGATGAAGCGGTATCCCTCAATGTAGGTGTCGCATTTGCCATCGAAAGCATCCGTTTCTACGGCGGTATATGTGATATCTGGGTTAATTAGGTGACACCTAAAATCGGAATCAATATATATTGTTTTCATTTAGGCCACCTCACTTACATTAGACTAACTTCTGACACTTTGACCGAGCCGCCTTTTTCACTATAGAAAGATAGCATAACAGTATTTGCTCCAAAGACACTCGAAATATCAAGACTAACTGTACCAGTTGTTTTCGTGGTGACTTTTGCGGCTGGGTTACTAGCCGAAGTAGCATACAGATAGACGCTAAGACTTCCTCCACCTATTGAATCTACTGCTACTGAAAGTGCTTCATACTCACTTACGTCGATCTTATTCTTCGTACCACACGAGAAAGTTTTTTGGGCGTTGGCTGCTATACTAATTTGTTGCCCTGATATACTAGCCGAGCCGCTGGAAGTAGTACCAGTGCCCCACCCACCAGTTATTGCGTCGCAAGTATCGCCATTGTTGAAAAGATGGGTGATATATAGCAGCGTGACACTCTCGGTCTGGCCATCGGTGGTTATCACGACATCGGCACTTTTTGACTTATCCCCATCGGTGGAACTCACCGTCCACTTTCCAGCATTTGGCACAGTACATACCCATGTACCACTGGTGTCAGGGGCGGATAAGGTCGTTGTGCCGTCAGAGCAAGTGCAGGTTGAACCGGCGGGGTAGGTGATGTTGATGGTAGCTGCGAAAAATGCAATCACGGTTGAATAATCGGTTGTGACCACAACATTCTTTTGAGCGGTCTTGCCGTCACCGGTGATGGTAACCGTCCACGTCCCGCTTGCAAGCCCCTTGAAGACCACTACGCCGCTTGTTCCGGAGTTCTTGGTCTTCGTCTTGCCGTCCTTGGAAACAGTCGCAGTGACGTTCGCCGGGGCTGTGACGGTCAGGGTGCCGCCTGTGCCGCCGCTGGCACCAAATCCATATAAAGGCACCGCAATGCTCATACGTACACCTCCACCGTAATCGGAATATTCACCGTTGGCTTGTCCTCAAGGCAGGTAAACGTCAGCACGCTGCCCGACCGGGAAGCGAAGCTCACCATACCGCAGGCCTCTTTCAGCGCAAGATTGGTGGCCGTGTTGCTCCCGTACACTGGATAAGCCATCGCACGTTTTGTATCCGTCAGACCGGAGACCGTAACAGACTGGGTATACGGGGCGCTGGCAGACCAACCGGCAGCAGTTAACGTTGCAGTCTTTGCAACTGTTTTGGCATTACTTGACGCCGTATCTACGTACCCCTTGGTTGCGGCATCAGCGCTGTCCGTGGGCGCACCTAATGCTTTAATTTGATGGGAGTTCATGACAATATTTCCGGTCATTAAACCGCCAGCACTAGGCAACGCCCCAACATTTTCAGCTTCTAGCTCAACGTTGCCATTGGAGTTAGGTTCTTTGCCGCACACTTTGGATACAGCACCGGTGCCATCCAAGCCCATGCGGGAGACGGAGTAGGCATAAATCGGGGTTCCGGAATTGAACGTCATTGCAACTCGCGTCCACAGGTAAGCGCCCTGTGCTACCGTTGGAATGCTGCCTTGCCAGTTTCCGGAAGGTATAACATTCCCGGATGTGCTAGCTTGATATGTTACGGACTGACTGGTCAACAGAGCCGGGTTCCCGATGTCACCCTTTTCGCCCTTGATCTCAAACCACTGATACTTCGTCCAGTCCGTTGGGGCAGTTGCGGAATTGCCGCTGTATACGCCCATCCAGTTGTCAGGGAGAACACCGAAGCTATGAGAAGCTGCCGTGGGCTTCTGCGCCGCGTACCGAATCCAGACGTATGCGTTGTCGCCTTTGTCACCTTTCGCGCCGTTCGTGATGGTAAACGTGCTGTTGGTGCTGTCGTTGTAGGTGATACGGTACGTGTCTACCAGCCCGCTGGTGGAGATTTTGGAAACTCCGGTGATTCCCCTACCGTTTTTAACGGGAAAATCAAAGGTCGTGGTGTCTGCCATGGTAATGCGGTATGTATCCGTCAGGCCGCTTGTGGACTGCTTTACGATGCTGCTGATACCGCCATGGCCGTCAGCGGCGGCGGTAAGCCAGTTCAGCAGAATTTGTCCCGTCAGCTTCTTTGCCGCGCTGTCCTGTTCCAGGACGAAAAGGTCAGCGGCTTTTATCTGTTCTGCTGCAATCAGCTCGGATATTGCTTTATCTGCCATCTGCTTTCTCCTGTTCAGTCTCCTTGTCAGGTGCAGGAGGCGCAGACAGCGCCTGCACCACTTCTTCAATGGCCTGCATACTGCCCAGCATCCTGTCCCAGTTTTCCCGTCCTGCGACCTGAACGCCATCAAGGGTATTCAGGACTGCCCTAAGTTTCATTACAGGGTTCATTCGTTACTCCTTTCCCAGCACGACGCGAACAGCGCCGGTTTCCGGTACGATAGCGATTAGCTTCGTATATTGGGCGGCGTACTGCTCTTCCCACCACATTTGCACGGTTTCCTGCGGGTCAGCAAACACAGTTGCTACTGTCGGCAGCGGCGTATTCAGTACCCGCAGATTGATTTGCCTCGCCTGGGGAAAGGGGTTAAAATAATCGCAATCAAATTCTTTTCCTGTTGCGGTTTTCAGTTTTTCCATAGAAACCTCCTAGTATAATCGGTCATATCAAATCCATGTTAGGTATTGTAGAGATATTGTTCTGCCGTTTCCATCCCTAAACGATGTAGAAGCTACAGCTATCGTATGGCCTCCAATTATCAGTCCTCTGTCTTCGGTTGATAACATAGATGCTGTATTCCACCCATTGAACACACCATTTGCAAAATCCGCATACCCAAGGGAGGTATTGATACCTCCGCTGGTATAGGCCGTGGATATGGTGTTGTAGCCGATTTCCGAGCCGTAGACACTGTGACTGGCAAGACCTGACCCGTCAAGGTACCCATCGTTACCACCGTAGTCAATCATACCGGCGCTGACGCTTCCCCGGAAATAGCCATTCTCAGCGTACAGATTCCCGGTCGGCGTAATCTGCACACCGTTAGCCTCAGAGCCGCACTGAATGCCGTTGACACCAATGTAAATACCCCGGCTGTTGGTGCCGTTCCAGACCTGATTGTTATAGCTTAGGTAGTCCGATTGGATGTCGAAACCGCCGATTTTCCCGCTAAGGGCGGTGATCTTTCCACGGACTTCCGCACCGGACTTGGTGATCTGGAACACCGTGGTATTATTGGCCTTGACCGTCCAGGAATCGTCAAGCAGCTCCCAACCGAAGGACGAACTACTTCCGCCAGTTTTGGTCACTCTTGCAGAAATCTGCTCGCTATGAACCTTCAGCTCTGCTGTGAGTTCTTTCCCTTGTTTCTCACGTTCGGATACCTCTAGCGCAATTTCATCAGTCAAAATTTTGACAGAAGCTCTGGTCTCTTTCCTCTGCCGGACAATTTCACGAGTTTCTGAAGAATAATACGGATATTCGTTTCCAATTTCACTTTTAGCGGGAGCGCTGATATCAGCCGAATACAAGCTGTCAAAGTTCTTCGACATCTTGTACACACCGCCGTAAACTCCGTTTACTTCAACAGCATCTCCGATTTCTACAGCCGGGTCAATAATTGCCGTCTCCGCATTGTACGGGTGATAGAACTTTCCTTTGACCCTCTCAAGCATTTCGTCTGCCATTTTCTGAGTGCCAAAAGGTATCGAAACGGTGAGAGTGCTACCAGTTTCAGTCCCAGCTTCGTATGAGATGTCATCGTCAACGTTGATGACGACCTTGCTGTATACTATCTCGTTGTCGGACGTAAATTTGCCAAGGACTTTACTGCCAACATACGATTTGCTAAACAAGAATACCAACACCTCCAAACGTTATCCGTCTTCGATCATCTTTACCGACCAGGGCTCTTGTTTCTTTTGGCAACCCGAAAAGCGGGACAAGAAGCAGCTCGCCAATACTGCTCATCACGAAGTTTCCGACATACATCGCTGCAATATGCCCAAGCGTCTCTCTACAAGAATAATTTGCAGGGTACGGCACTTTGAAGGCGCTTGTCATCACGTCCAGCGTTCTCTGGTCGATTCCCACCCCGATTGCAGCCGCAATTTCCTTGACAACCTGCACATCAACTGCAGGCCAGTCAATGTAGCTATTGGGATACGGCTGTTCGGCGAACCTCATGGCATCATATCCGGTAAGGCTTATCCTTTTTATCCCGTCTTCATCCGTAGTTTCTCTCTCGTCGATATAATAAACGCCCTGCTGTATCCATTCTGAATGAACATCCTCGTCTCTCAGCCTTGCATACGGGCATAGCTTTCCGGCTTTTGGAATATTTCCAGCAGGTGCAAACATATCAACTTCAATCGTTCCGATTTGTGCTGTTCCTATCGCCGGGTTGTCATCAGGAAACGCCTGCCCGTCAGTTGAGATGTTAATTATCAATGAATCGTCATAGCCACTGTCTGGCCCTCCAGAATCGACCAGTATACGAAATCCACCAAATGTAATTCCGTTGCCAGCCTTGTCAATCAGAGTTCCGGCTTCCCCAATGGCGATAGTCGTTTCTACCGTCGGATTCTTCGCAAGCAGGTCTTTATGAAGTTCGCTCGTACTTTGCATATGCTCACCTGAGAATCATCTTTCTACGACATTGAAGGAAACGCCGGTATACCAAGCGCATCCAAATACATCGATGATGGCGACATTGTATTTCCGTGTGGAATTGTACATTTCGAGAGTCAACTCAGCATTTCCAGCAAACAAATCTGTTTCGCAGGTAAAATACTGCTTCCTCAGAATCGGCATCATCCAGTCGATGACCTCTTTCTTCACGGGGACACACTCAATATCTGCCCGTTTCTTTTCGGCAACCTTTCCACGGTACATCAGCGCGTTTGTTGCACGGCCCGACTTTGCAGAATCAATATCATTTTCGGATTCCTTAAAGCCATCCATCTTGATGTACTTTGTAATGTCGCGGCCATTGATCTTGAAGTACGGCATTTATCTCCCCTCCGAAATCTTATCTTTTTTCTGCTCTTTCGATATCTTTCGAGCCAGAGCACGAATGCTATCTCCAAAGTCGGCAACAAACTGAATGTTGTCAATCAGTGCCAAGATGTCATCCACCTTATCTATGAGGGCCATAATGGCATCTATAACGTCGGAGTTGTCAACAGTGGAATTTGTACCTCCGGATGCGGTAGCCACGCTATACGGGGTGATAGTGCCTTGAGCGACAGCTGGAGAACGGTAAGATACGTTATCTGCTATGGAACTCAATGCTCCAAGCACGCTTGCGTTTCCGGTAAGGCTGTGGTCTCCCTTTTTGACGCTGGCAAGGAAGGCATCAGCCATTTTGGAAATCCATCCGGTGTTCTTTTCCAACGGTACAACTGCTTCAGCGCCGTCACCTTCAAGTAAGCCCATCTGGCCTTTCTTCAGAACGCCGCCTTTTGCAAGATAGGGAATTTGCGGTGCAGTCACCTGCGGAAGACTCAATCCAATGCTTTTCCCTCCGGGCAGCCTGACATTGAAGCTGAGGAGTCGAAACAGTGCGTTGATTCCATTAGTCACCGCACTTATCATCTTGTTGATGACGCCAATTACACTGTTGATTGCGCTCTTTGCGCCATTAACAATGCCGCTCCACAGGGAAGACATAAACCCTTTGAAGCTCGTCCATGCAGTTTTTATTTTCTCGACGCACTTAGACATGAAATTGCCTATACTCTCTACAGCTTTGGAAGCCGCAGCGGTAATCGAAGTCCACAGGTTCGAAAAGAAATTGCCAATCGCTTGACAGGTATCCGAAAACCACTGCTTGATTTCTTCCCAGTGTTCTTTTATCAGGACGATTGCCGTTGCCACAGCGGCAACAATCGCGGCGACAACAGCAGCAACCGCAGCCGGTGCTCCAAGGATGATTGCGCCAACAGCCGCGATTGCGACACCTATCACCATAAGGATCTCTTTGATCCAGCTAAATCCTTTTTTCAGCATGTCAAAGAAATTCGTAAACGCAAGAATTGACCCGCCTACAACGCCAGCAATACCGGCGATTACAGATCCTGGGCCAAAGACTGTAGCAATAGCTTCATTCAAAGTGCCAGCGCCGCTTT